AAAGATGGTAGGAATAGAAAAGACCTACTGAAAGCGGTACACTATATTGTACTATTAATGAACTCAGAGGACCAAGGAGTAAAATAATGATTGATGTATTAAACCACATTGATGATGTAAAGAAGATTCGTAAATTAGTTATTGATGGTATGACACAAGACGCCATCAAGGCTTGTGATGTAAGTATAGCACATAACGAGAAGAAAGTTGAAGACTTTGAGAAGTGGGCTGAAGAAGAAAGTAACAAGGAACCACTTCCAGAGGGGGTACGGTAGTACACGAAGGCTTCGATTCGCCTCTCCTGGCGCATCCTGGCAGCTTTTCTGGCGAGAAAAGTCAACAAAAACACGCTTTTTATAGGGCTTGCCATTTCCAATAAGATGTGGTAGGATGAAGACTAATAATTAACAAAAGGATTATATTATGGCTTTTTATAGCAAAGAAACACTATTTGCAGAGTTTGATGTTGCAAAATCTAAAGACACTAAGAACAAGAAAGAGATATACGACAATCGTATTCAATTTTGTAGAGACCACATAGAGTTAAGAAACAATAAACCTCAATACTATGAGGGTGTTGACATTAACTTTTCTAATTTGTTGTCTGCTTATCTACAAGAAAATCCAATTGACGCATTTTACAAAGTTGGATTTAATAAGACATATGCCGAAGTCAAGGCAATGTCAGAAGCAGAAACTCCAGAAAACAAGAGTGTAAACTAATGGCGATTATCTATACAAATCAATCTAGTGGTTACTCACGCAAGAATAAAAAGAAGATGAATAATCTATCTGATAATCAACTTGCTGAGTATAAAGAAGACCTACGAAAACACAACAAACATTACAAATCAAAAGGTTTGCATAGTATGTTGATGACACTAGATGATTATATCAAGTATAGATTTGGTGCATTACCAAAAGTTAAGACAGGATATGTACCATTACAGAGTACACCTCATGTCAGAGAAACTCCAAACTATCCTAGTTTATCAAATAGTATGGGTAATGGTGGTACAATAGACCACAAAACACAAATGGAAAGAATTGAAGTATCTAAACAATACTCAATTGTTCCAGCATACAATAAAGGTCCTTACATGGTGGTCAGTAAAGAAGACCTTAAAACAGCAGGAAGAAAGGTATAATGTTACACAAGATTAGTGATTTTTGCGATAAGATAGATTCATTAAAGAAGATGTCAGACGACCTTAGGATTACAAAGTATCAATATCCTAAGTCGCCTGATAGAGATTTTAGAGTACAGAATTTAATTGATACTATTCAAGCAGATTGTTTGTTAATTGCAAACGATAAATCAGATTATGGAAAAGAAACAGATAAAGACGGTGATTATGGCGATTATAGTGGTGTCAACCATGACGGCATGCTCAACAATAAAAAAGAATGAAGAAGGCAAATATGAAATCAATCCAATCGGTACTATTATTAGGACTATCATTGGTGTTCCTGACCAATTGCAGTTCGATTAATAGAACACATGTAGGTGCTGCTTCAGGTGGTGCGACAGGTATTGCAAGTTGTGTAGCTATGGGAGCTTCAGACCCTTATGTTACAGGTGCCTGTGCTATTATGGGTGGATTTTTAGGTGCAGAATTATTATATCAATCAGATTATGATGTACACAATGCTGTGTTTGTAGACCATTTGAATGTAAGTCCAAACGGTTCTAGTTATACAAATTGGTACAATAAGAAAACAGGCAATTCAGGTATTATACATGTGAGTAGGTCATATCTACACGGACCTTTTAAATGTAAAGATTATGACGCTACAGTAGATATATCTAATCAATGGCCATTGATAGGTATTGGTGGTGTTAACAGAGAGGTAGTATTTGGTACTGCTTGTCAATTGCCAGATGGCAGATGGATAGAAAAACCATGATGGATCCTAGAAAACAAATGAGATTTTACTTGACATGTACTTTTGTTCTTATTGTGTTCTTATTACTTTCTGGACTTGCCATTGCAGGCGATTTGTTGTATCCTAAAGTCAAGAATATAGAACCACATGAAGTGAATGGTCAATATTGTTATGTTAAAATTGAAATTGTTACAAAAGATGATGTTGTTACAAAAGAAGAAAAATTGGTGTGTGCTGATGGTAGACAAGGCATTGAAACCCCAGGTTATTGGGATTTATTTGCACAATTCTATTACAGAGATGTACAAACACCTGAATATTGCCGATATTATAGTCGGAATAAACACGCTTTTAAGTCACCAGGAAAAGTATGTTTACAATCAAATGGTGAATGGGAGGTGAAATAATGATTAGAAATTTAATCATTGTTGCTCTTGTTATAGTAATACTTTATGATGTATCGAGTGAGGACGCCTGGACATATGTTCAATCCACGCTTGACTTCTTGCAAGAGTTAGTATATAATGTACGAGAAAGTGATAAAATATGATGAAAAGTAAAATGATGAAACTAGGCGCTCTTGTAGCGATTGTAGGATTGAGTGCCTGCTCTAGTATGAACAGTACCTATAAGATTAAATCTGAGAAAGGTAATACTGTTGACAAAGTACCGGCATGGTACATGGCAGATATCAATGAATCAAAAGCTTGTGATACCTCATGGTTGACAAGTGAAGATAATGATAAGCAATGTATCTATGGTGTTGCAACAGCTGTTTCTCCAGATTTACAATTGTCAATTGAGAAAGCTAAAATGATGGCTAAATCTGAATTGGCAGATATAATCAAGGGTGAGATGAATAAAGAATCAAAACAATTCATTAAAGAACTTGGTAAAACTGAAACTAAAACCGTAGTGACCGAAGTTGAAAGTGCTATTGTGAATAAAATAACTGATACACCTGTAAGAGGTTATGAGATATTTGCACAAGATGTAACTATGACAAAAAATGGTTATTATAGAACATGGATAGGTATGAGATTGCCTCTAGGTAAGTTTAATAAGATGTATAACTACACTATTGAACAAGCTGTTGACGCTTACAATCTAAATGATGAAAGTAAAAAGGCATGGGAAAACCTAAAGAATAAAAATGACAATAACGATATATAGTAAAAATAATTGTGTCTTTTGTACCAAGGCTAAAAGTTTATTGAAAAACCTTGGCCTTGAATATGAAGAGAAATCTTTAGAAAAAGATTTTGGTTCTGACCCTAGCAAACTTATTGAAGATATTGGTAAGAATGTTAGAACTATGCCTCAAATTAAAATTGATGGTGAGTTAGTTGGTGGTTATAATCAATTAGTAGAACATTTTGCCGATAAAGGTAAAGTGAACTTCAAAGGAGAGTTAATTGAGTGATAAAGATAACATTATACTTTTTCCGTCAGATAGGATTAAAGACAAACATACTGTCAACCATCCTGTTAATGAGAAAGAACATAAACGATTAGTCGAAGAACAGACTAAAGAGTTTGTAGAGGGTAATGTTGATGATATTGCATATCAATTACTAGACAAGTTTGTAGCTATGGGTATTAGAACTAATCAACTGGCATTTACGGCTGACTTGGCACTTGTAATAGACGCAATCAGAGGTTTGGTATACCGTGATTTCAATAAATCACACCCAGCACAAAAATTAACAGACATGATGGTATCTTTAAACACAAAGGGTAAAAACAAATCTGCTAGACTTGATTACTCAAAAGTGATAGATGTAAAACATAGACCACATAAACCATTGTCAAGAGATATAGAGGATGAAGTTAGAGATTTATCAGATATGGCTGATATACATTTTACACCTGACTTTGAACCAGATAATGACAAATAAGAATTCGCCTGTCAAACTACTAAAGTACGCTTTGCCTGGCAATTGTTGGAGAACATTAAACTCAAACACAGAAAGGAGTTTAAACACTTATGTTTAAATTTTTATTTAATATGTCAAAGGAGACAAATAACATGGCAAGAGCTAAACTATCAAAAACTGAAAAGGTAAGAAACCTTTTTGCTAAAGGCAATACTGTAACTTGGAAATCTCTAAGAAACACATTTGACCTTAAATCACCAGCTGCTATGGTTGGTAAATTAAGAAACGAAGGTATGATGATTTATGAAAATAGAACATCTGCTGGCGTATCTTACAGAGTAGGAACACCATCAAAAGCTGTAATTGCAGCTGGTCAAACTGCTTTATTTGGTTCACAAGGTTACGCTAACGCATAATCTATCAAAATTGAGGGTAGGCGCTCCATGCGCCTGCCTTTTTTTATGTATAAATACCAATACGAATACATAATAAATTTGAAGGAGAAATTATGGCCGAACAAGCAAGACACCCACATTTAATGAACCCAGCTTCTATGAAAACAAATCAAGGAACATCTGGTATGGGTCAGACAGTAGAACTAATGTCTGAAATTCTAAAAAAAGTTAATAACGCAAAAGATAAACCTAAAAAAATTCAAGTGTTAAGAGAACACGAAACAGCACCACTTAAACAAGTTTTGAAAGGTGCATTTGACCCTAATATTGCATGGGATTTACCAGCAGGTGACCCACCATTCATGGCAAATGAAGCTCCGATAGGAACTGAACATGGTCTATTAAGAAACGAAGCAAAAAGACTATGGCATTTCGTAAAAGGTGCTGATAATGCTACTAACAAAGTACAAAAAGAAAAGATGTTTATTCAGATGTTAGAGGGTTTACACCAAGACGAGGCAAAGGTCTTACTTGGAATGAAGAACAAAGCTCTTAACAAGATGTATAAAGGTCTTACCGAATCAGTTGTCAAAGAGGCATTTGGTTGGAATGACAAGTTTGTACGACCGGAGTAGTGACAATACTGTCGCAGCCATCAAAAAAAGCACAAAAAGACTAAAAAAAGCGCCAAATATAGCAAAAAAGTGCTTGACTCTATGTCCGTTTTAGTGTATAATGTATCCATAAATAATTGAGAAAGGATATATTATGAAAAAAATAATTGTTATTTGTTTAGTTTTGTGGTTTGGTTTGAACGCATTTGCTAAATCAGTACAAGCAGATGACTACAACACAGCTGTTGTCGCTCATGTTATAAAAGAAAACATAAGTGGTAATGGTGTAGATATGTCTGTATTAGAAGCAGAGATGGCCAAATTGGCATACAAATTCTCTTTAGAGATGACAGATGTTTTAGAAAAAAACTTACCTGTTATACTTGAAAGTATTGCTAAAGAGTTGCAGATGAAAGCAGACGAGATGTACAAAAAGGAAATAAGTGGCTAAAAAACAATCACGAAAATTCAGAGATGATGTACCGGAGATACCGTTTACATTTGATTTCTATTTGGTGTATTGGGAGGATATTCAATCAGACGCTGGTTGGAAATCATTAAAAGAAATTCAAAGAATGAAACCTGCTATTTGTGTATCAACCGGTTGGTTGGTAAAGAATGATAAAAAGGTTCATGTTTTGATGAGTGACTACAATTATGAAGAGAGTGGTGAATTGGCAGATGGTGGTAATACAACAGTTATACCAACTAAAAATGTAATCAAGAAATTCAAAATTGCAGATTTATAAACAATGAAAAAAGGAAAACTATATTATGGCAAAACAAACAAAATCGAAAGAACTAGACCACTACCTTAAATCGGTAATTAGTGGCGTCCCCAAACAACTAGACCATTTTATTAACAGTAATGAAAGTAAAATGACCTACTACACAGGTAATTGGTCTACAGATGTGGCAAATAACTTTACAGAAAAACAATCTGAAAAGATATTTAAAAACATGACAAAATACATTGACCGTGGTGATTTACAATTCTTTCAAAAGAAGAATAAGAATATAGAAATTGGCACATGGTCAGAGTATGGCGAAAACGAGCCTGAATCTATATCAAGTTATGATTATATTGTAATTAGGAAAGCCTAATGGTACAAAAAATCAAAACAATCCTTCAAACATTGATGGCCGTAGTGGTCATCTTGTTTTTTGGAGGTATCTGGTATACAGTATCAGCAGAGAAAGAACAGGCACACGCCGATAAATTAGAACTTGAAGTACAAGAAGTTGTAGATACTTTAGAAGCAATCACCACATACACCAGACCTGATTTTGAAAGAGAGAACAATCAAACTTTCATTAATAGTACCGTTGCATGTGTAGAGTATATTTACAACTCTACCACAGATGTATTTCCTGTAAACCTAGAACTATTAATTGCTCAAGCAGGTTTAGAGAGTGCATGGGGTAATAGTAGATTTGCATTAGAGGGTAAAAATCTATTTGGTATTCGTACATATGATTTAAGAGAACCACATATGTTACCGTCTAATAATCCAAAGAAGTGGGGTGTAAAAGTATATATGCATGAGTGTGATAGTGTTCAACATTATATTAATATACTAAATAATGGTACGAAGTTTGAAGAGTATAGGGAGAAAATAGATAATGGTGTTACTGATTCATTACAATTGGTAAATACTTTAGGTGCCTATGCTTCAGATAAAGATTATTTTTCAAAAGTGACGAAAATTATTAAAATGTTGAGAGAAAAATATACTATACCACAAATAAATTAAGAGGACTTATGTTAACAATAATAATAGTATTTTTAAGTGCCATATCTATATCTGTAATAGCCGCTGGTTATTCAATTGCTGGATTAACGGCCTTATTCGCAGGTGCAGTTGTACCTATTATCGCTATGGGTAGTGCTTTAGAAGTTGGTAAACTTGTAGCTGCCTCATGGTTATATAACAACTGGCGCAATAAACTTGTACCACAAACTATAAAAGCATACTTGACATTTGCTGTTATAGTATTAATCTTTATCACATCTATGGGTATCTTTGGTTTCTTATCAAAGGCACACCTAGACCAAGTACAACCTACATCTAGTAACAATATTAAAATAGAATTAATTGATAATCAAATTAAACAACAAAATTTAATTATAGAGAGAGCAAACAAAACACTAACATTGTTAGATAGTACACTTGAAACATATATTGGTATGGAATATGTAACAAGAGGTCTAAAAGAAAGAGAAAAACAAAAGCCTGAAAGGGACACTTTGACGCTTGCCATTAACGAGGCAAGTGATAAGATTGCAGAATTATCAGACCAAAAAGGTTCATTACAGTTAGAACAAGATAAGATAGAAGCTGAAGTAGGACCAATTAAATATATTGCAGAATTAATATATGGTGAGCAAGCACAAGATTATTTTGATAAGGCTGTTAGGTGGGTAATTATAGTATTGATATTTGTATTTGACCCATTGGCAGTATTGTTATTGATAGCGGCTAATATCTCACTAAGGAGTAGAAAACTTGACAAAGAAGAAGCCGAAAACAAAGTCCAAAAAGATTACCAAAAAGAAGCTTCTAACGCAAAAGTTAGAGCGAAAAGAGTCAGAGATAGAGAAAAAGTTTATAAAGATATTCTTAAAAAAATAGGTA